ACCCGAACCACCCGGATCCGTATCTGCGATAACATTATCTTCTTGGAGTTCGTCCACATTAACTGTTGTTGCCGAACGATCAGCCATTGTTATTACTCCAGTTGCAATCAACGCAATATCATTTTTTGAATTTATGGTCATTTTGCCGGTAGACAACACACTCATGGGACCATGAGAATCAATCACCACTTTATTCTCTCCAAGTACATTAATTTGCTTTAATCCGTGTGCATTAATGTCGCTTTCACAATAAAGCTCTGTTGTCCCCGCCACATGAACTGCACACACCCCCTCAACCTTCACTCCCTTGTCGCCAATTGTAACCGAAAAATCATCCTTGACTACCTTTGTGACTTTTGTTCCGTCTGGATGAATCTCATAGAACGTTCCAGTTCGATGCGTTTCCTTAATTCTTTCTGCGCCCGGTGTGTCGTCAACCTCCTTAACGTGTCCCGAATCAGATTCTTCTACGGCATTAAATGGATACAATGTAGCATATGGATTTGCGGGTTCAGGAATAATTCCAGAAAATGCAAAACGAACCGCAGACAATGCGCCCGAGTGTGATTTTGTAATTGTTCCAGACATATCGCCCCGAGCTAATCTTGGCGTATTTATTTCATTAACTTTAAGAGGCCCATAATCTGTAATATTTTCATAAGATGAAGTCGAAGCATCCATTGTCACTTTAGTTTTTTGCGGCTGATTAGATATTGGACCCCCGGAACCCTTACGGTCATCTACAAACCCATAATCCCCCACTCTCTCTGGATTGGTCCCAAGATTAATATTATAATCTGGTTCTGCCGATTCATCAAAATTATCGGATGCCCCCGGATTTTCAAATCCAATATTTATAGTTCCCAACATCACGCAATCTTGTGCGCTGGCACCATCTCTAAAAAACCCAAAAACGCGAGTTCCGGGCTTTAATGCAACAATTTTTCCATGAGGATTGTTCAATGGCATAATCGGATATGCCCAAGGAAATTCATCATGTCGCTCTTCGAGTTTTAACGGAGTATTATGACCAATTATTCTGACTTGACACCTTCCTGCGCCCCTCGGATCAATATTATTTTCGACCACACCTTCCCACCAATAAAAACTCCCAGTAGATCCCATTCCTGAAAAATTCTGCATAAAATAAATCCTCTATGCCATTTCCGGCAAAGGTTCTGGATATGAATCACTAACTAATTGAATAATTGTATCATAATTAGTTGCTGATATAATATGCTTAACCTTAGAAACTAAATAAGTACCAGAAAAAATAGAATCATCTTTCTTTCCTGACGTTATAGACTTCGACTCTAACGCCGGAAGAACAAGTTCAACCAACTCCCCGACTCGACGTTGACTATCACCGGGAACCGTTATCTCCAATTTTATATTATTGATTTGGCGCATCTGTGAATTTCGGACAAGCACAGTATCTTCTACCATATTTTCCATAGGAGATTCGTCAAACATATTATAATGTTTAGGTGCCAAATATGTAAAACTACCATGCATCTTACTATATTTTTCATTATTCATAAGGCTTGTCTTTCCCTTACCCTCGACTGTATTATAGTTTACACTTTTATAAATGTCATAGGTTTCATCATAATTCCAAACATGATATTCATTTTTTCGTTTCATCAGATCATTTGTTACCAATAATCCAGAATACATCCCACCCCTCACGTTTGTTAATACGTTCGGCACATTTATAATTTGTGGAGGCTCTTTTATTGATATTAAATTTAAAGTAGACACTCGATTTTCTGGAGGAGAATCATAATAATATGTCATCGTAGGTTTTCGTTCTTCTGGATCAACAAGACTTTCAATAGAAACAAACTGAAAAATTCCATCGGCTTGCTCAAAAAAAACATAATTAGATCCATCATACTTTGCAGATTTTGCCCGACCGCATAACCAATTTATTGCATCAATCGGATGACGATTGATCGTTGCCGATTGAAGTGTTTTTGTTTCTTCTGTATATATCTTTTTTTCATCAACCTCGTTGAATTTAGAAAAGATTTCAAGAACCATATCTGAATATAACATATTTTTATATATATTTTTAACCACAGTTAATTCTGACATAAATTTTTCACCTGAACAAAATTTAATGCCTAAAGCGCGTTTGTCATCTCCACCAAATGGATATACTTCATATATTCTGCCTATAAAATTAATTTCATTTTTTTGAGGGGTGGCAAATGTAAACTCAACAATCTCATCCCCATTCAACGAAAACTCTGACATAAACGACACGGCATCAATAATAACAACTTCCCCTGATAACACCTGAGAATCCATAGGAGATATTCCCATACTTTCCGTAAATGTAATCGTATTCCAAAGACGTTCATTTACTTCCTTAGAACTCTTTCCGTCAGACGAAATAATATTAAACAAAGTAACAGCACAATCACCTTGGCCCCTATTTGGACTTTGATTAACTTCTGCGGCTGCCATATATATTATCTCTTTTTAACTATAAGGGAATTAAATTCTTCGACAAAAAAGGACAAATATTCTGGTTTCAATAGAACAATTTTTCTCCGGGCTTCATTATCTGCTTCCTCTTTGGCATGTGCTGTTATTTCTTCTCGGGCGTCGATGTCCGTCCACGTTCTAACTCCCTCAATCTTATATTCAAAGGTCTGATCAACCACATCTCCTCCCCGCAAGATAACATCACCAGTCGTATATAAAGATCCGCTGGCATTGGACTCGTCTTGGTCTGCTATTATTTCTACAGTTTCATAATGAGAGATCAATTGATATGCAGCTTCAACAGATCCGTATTTTTTGGAAATATATTTGTTAAAAACCTTTGTTGACATCGGCCAACCCCATTGGGGGTCTTGAATTTGATTCGTCAACAAAATAACCCAATGATAATTTACAGAATTATAATAATTATACGAAAGAATTTCTGGCGTTTCTCCATCTGAAATAACATAATCATACCAAACAACTCGATCAGATAAAGCCGAAGTCGTTGCCTTTGATCGTTTAAAAATATCAGTAACGAATTTAAGTTCTTGTTTATTAATAAACGAATCATAAAACATGGTAGGGAATGGACTAAAATATGGTTTCATTTAAAATCCCTTCTCAAAATCACCTGCCGTCATCAAATCCATTTCTTGGAAAGTTAAACTTAAATCAGTTTGAATTGGATGATTTGAATTGAAAGTGTGATTATCGCCGCCGCCAGAATAATTGACATTAATTTGCTTTAATGCACAATTGCCAATTTTATGTGTCTGCTTTGAATTCCAATAATCTATTTGAAATATTTTTGGATATTGCCAATATCGAGACTTGCCATCCGTATCTTCAATGGATCGCGGGGCAGCATGAACCTTAAACATTTGTATTATTGCAGAAATTGTTTCTGCTTCTCTTAAATTTCGTGGAGAAAGTTTAAAATCAAACTGAAACGACCTCGGCTCTACGCCATCAAAGAATGTCTGGAAGTGCGGATTGACTGCTTTTCCCAAAGACTTCATTTGAGCTTTTGCAATTGACTCATTTCCTGTCACTCCACCAGCAACTTTTGATAACCCCTCGGCAACTAAAGTGCCTGCATCGGCAGCAAGAGACGACAAAACATCCCCTACCCCCATATCGCCGCTAAATAACTGACCACCAAATCCGCCTGACATACCGGACCAATTTGCACTATATGACTCGCTAATTGAATGGGGAATATAAAGAATAATATCGCCCTTCGTATCAATTCTTCCCTTGCTCACAGAAGAATCTTTGGTTGCCTTTGCATCCTTTAAAGAATCTGGTTCAGGGACAGGTTCTGGACTCTTTGCTGCACCAGTATATTTGGACTGACCAGCCGGAAATGCTGCTGCCGCACCGGCATCCTGAAGATTTCCAAAAAAATTTCCAATTTGTTGCGACGTTTTTCCTGCCAAAAATTGATCTTTCATGCCTGTTATTTGATCCATGCCGCGTTTTGGCGGAACTTTTGGAGAAGATGGATTAAATTCCGTCCCGCCGACATCAAGGATATTAAATTTTACAATC